TAAATATTTGTTGTGTACTGATTATTCATCGAAGGTCCACGCTAAATTATTTTCATTCGAGGAAGATTCAGTATGTGTATTAAATATTTATTGTGTACTGATTATTCATCGAAGGTCCATGCTAAATTATTCTCGTTCAAAGAAGATTCAGTATGTGTAAAATATTTTTTGTGTACTGATTATTCATCGAAGGTCCATGCTAAATTATTTTCCTTAAAAGAAGATTCAATGTGTGTAAAATATTTGTTGTGTACTGATTGTTCATCGAAGGTCCACGCTAAATTATTCTCATTCGAAGAAGATTCAATGTGTGTAAAATATTTGTTGAGCACTGATTATTCATCGAAGGTCTCCGCTAAATTATTTTCATTCGAGGAAGATTCAGTGTGTATTAAATATTTATTGTGTACTGATTATTCATCGAAGGTCCACATTAAATTATTCTCATTTGAAGAAGATTCAGTATGTGTAAAATATTTATTGAGCACTGTTTTTTCTTCGAAGGTCTCTGCTAAATTATTTTCATTTGGTGAAGATTCAGTGTGTGTAAAATATTTATTGAGCACTGATTATTCATCAAAGGTCTCTGCTAAATTATTTTCATTTGGTGAAGATTCAGTGTGTGTAAAATATTTATTGAGCACTGATTATTCATCGAAGGTCCACGCTAAATTATTTTCTTTAAAAGAAGATTCAGTCTGTATAAAATATTTGTTGTGTACTGATTATTCATCGAAGGTCCACGCTAAATTATTTTCTTTAAAAGAAGATTCAGTCTGTATAAAATATTTGTTGTGTACTGATTGTTCATCGAAGGTCCACGCTAAATTATTTTCTTTAAAAGAAGATTCAGTCTGTATAAAATATTTGTTGTGTACTGATTGTTCATTGAAGGTCCACACTAAATTATTCTCATTCGAAGAAGATTCAGTATGTGTAAAATATTTATTGAACACTGATTATTTATCAAAGGTCAATATTAAATTATTCTCGTTCGAAGAAGATTCAGTGTGTGTAAAATATTTATTGATTATTCATCAAATGTCAACGCTAAATTATTCTCATTCGAAGAAGATTCAGTATGTGTAAAATATTTATTGAGCACTATTTTTTCGTCGAAGGTCCACGCTAAATTATTTTCTTTTAAATGGTCTCGGTATAATATATTTTTTATCACATATATTGCTCTAATCAAATGAAAATATTTTAATATTTTTATTTGATTCCATCCGGATTTATCTAAAATAAAACTCAGATTCAAGGTCTCTGCCACATATCACACATGGATTTTTTACTAACCACTCTCCTATCTCAACTAAAGAATAATAATGTTGTTTGAATATAGATTTACATTTAACTAACAATTGATCTTTTTCAATTAATTTATGATTTAAACAAGATTTTATGTGAGTACAGCTGTTTCCATTTTTATTGTTCCGAATACAATAAACACATTGTATTTTTTTAGGCGTCTCCTGAATATTTTTCTCCAACCAATTATAATTAATCTTTAAACTATACACAAGACTCAAAGTATTGATTAATACCAAATTCAATTTGTGTATATTGGGTGAGCAAAATAAACGATTCTCTAATGTTTCACGCTGTCTTAGTATCTTGATCCATTTTTGTTTAGGAATTAGTGGAAGAATTGCTTTAATTATTTTAATTGAGGTACTTTTCAATAAAATTTCAAATATTTCTTCATAATTTAATCTGAGAAAAGCAGGTGGATAATAAATATTAAAAAATGCTAACTGTGGATAATTTAATAAATAAAATTGTTCGTCCAGATAAAGTTTTTGCATCGAAATTGCATGCGAAGTTTCATCTGGTATATTATTATCTAATGCGAATGTCGTTAACTGACTAAGCGGAAGATTATTTAATTCGAGAACTTTTTGCCAAACTAGATCAAACAATTCGATATCTACGTCATAAATGATTTGTAGCTTAAATAATTCTGTTAAGATTATTCGCGCTTCTAACATTTTTTCATAGTTATTTATTTGAGATATTACAATTCGATCATGACATCTGAATCTCACACAATATGGTAAGTATTCATTATAGGGAATAAAATCCAACAATTGATGAACAAACCATAGGCTGTGATTTTTGCAATCAATGATTTTATGATAAATTTCTTCTTTTGACAAATCAATCGATGAGAAAATTTTATATGAATCAGTTCGATCAACAATAAATTCGCTACCTGATACTTCATGTGATGTAACATAATGAAAATAATTATCAAATGACCAAGATAACTTATTTTTCTCCAATAGATTAATTATTTTCACCGCTTCTTCTGTATTGGCCAAACGAAACACGTGATGATAATTTTTAATATTGATAATTGGAGGAGATACTCTTAAAAATAAAATTAATAAGTCAGGATAAGGATATTCTGTAAAATCAAATGTTTGATTTTCGCTGAGTTTGTAAAAATATTCAAGATCATATGAACTCATTTTAGTTTCATCGTCATTTATTAAAGGATAGTAAACACAATTTGTAATTTCCGCGAATTCTTCACACGAATTTCCATCAAGGTTCATTTTTTTGTGATTGTACCTTAGATAATAATAATGTTTCGCCACATGCTTTTATCAAATTCAATTTTTTTGATAAAAATTGAATTTTTAATTGTATTTATGATGACATTATTCATATTTTAAACATAGTACCATGAGTTTTATTATTAGATCAGTAAAAGTCGCTATTTGTTTAGTAACTGTAGGCGCACTCGCTTTTATCTATAAAAATATTTACAAAAAATATGACTCAAAAGATATCTTCCAAACTTTGTATCGGAGGAAATCAGCTAGTGTGCTAACACAAACTATTTCTAGTGAAATGGTGTGGATCTGTGAAGAATCAAATAATGCACCAAATGAAGAAGAATCAAATGATGCGCAAAATGAAGAAGAATTAAATGATGCGCAAAATGAAGAAGAATCAAATGAAGTACCAAATGATGTACCAAATGAAGAATCAAATGAAGTACCAAATGATGTACCAAATGATGTACCAAATGAAGAATCAAATGATGTACCAAATGAAGTACCAAATGATGTACCAAATGAAGAATCAAATGATGTGCCAAATGAAGAATCAAATGATGTGCCAAATGAAGAATCAAATGAAGTACCAGATGATGTACCAAATGAAGAATCAAATGGAGAATCAAATGGAGTGCCAAATGAAGAATTAAATGATGTGCCAAATGAAGAATCAAATGAAGTACCAGATGAAGAATCAAATGGAGAATCAAATGGAGTGCCAAATGAAGAATCAAATGATGTGCCAAATGAAGAATCAAATGATGCACCAAATGAAGAATCAAATGATGTGCCAAATGAAGAATCAAATGAAGAATCAAATGAAGAACCATATGATGTACCAAATGAAGAATCAAATGGAGAATCAAATGATGTACCAAATGAAGAATCAAATGGAGAATCAAATGATGTGCCAAATGAAGAATCAAATGATGTGCCAAATGAAGAATCAAATGAAGAATCAAATGATTTACCAGATGATGCGCCAAAAGAAGAGTCAGATGAAGAACCAAATAATACACAAAATGAAGAATTAAATGAAAAATCACCTGATGATGCTCATGGTTCTTTCATTATTCTATCTCAATCTCAGATTAATGATAAATATCAAGATTTCCATTTTATGGAAGAAACTCCGCTTCATACGGACAACATGAGTCATTCTCAAATTTATGAGATGGTTGATGATTCGAATGATTTAATTAATCGTCTCAATATGATTTTGACTAGTGCAAAAAATGATTATCTCAAACTGAAGGATTCTCTCAAGAACGACAATCGCAAAGAATTCAATATGGCAAAAAAAGAAAAGCACCTGATGATTGACGCCATTAAAAAAAATTATCCCACACAGTTTGAAAAAATCAGGGAATATACAGTCTCAATGAAAGAATTAATTGGACACATTGGTCATCATAATGCACAAACAAATCCTCAATCCAGATCTCCAGCAACTCAATCAAATGAAATTATTGATGGTGCAAATATTTTTTGTGAGATGATGAGTCTTGAGACAAAATTCTAGTTTAGATAAAATAATTATGATCTTAAAATTAAGAACCTAATTATTTTTGCACAATGCAATTAAAGAAATTAAACCAATTAATCCAAATCCTCCACGCAATCCTCATTTAAAAGAGATTCATCAGCTAAATCATTAAATGTAATTTCATTTGGAACTATTTCACTTGATTCATTCAACTTATTTTCACAAGATCCATCTTCATTTAATGCTTCGGTTGATTCCTTGTTTGATTTTTTTTCATTTGATTCATTGATTTGAGTGTCAGCTGGCCCAAATGATGGATTTTTCTCTTGAAAAACACCAGAAGATAAAATTTGATTGAGCACTGATCCAATATCTAATCGCTTCGCACTCTGATTTTCATTGGAAACTTTTCTATTGGAATCAAAAATTGACAAAGGAAATTCAGAGTTTTTACCTAATGTTTGATGTAAGGTATCTTTTATTTTATCAATTGATGACTTTGTGTTCGTTACCTTTTCATTAGTATTATCATCTAATAAATCAGAATTAATTTCGAAGTTCTTTAATAATGACTCAAGTGTTTGCATTGAGCTACTAATCAGTTCCTTTGTGAATACTGAAGATTTATTAGTGAGTTCAGGAGAAAAAGTCTGCTCGTATTTTTCTTTTGTATTGTTTGAGGAAGAAATATTGTTCGAGTTATTCAAACTACCCAAGTTGAGATGCTCAGAAACCGTCTTCAATGATTTTTCCACTAGACTGACATTGATTGCGTTAATCAAATTTCCAAGTGGTGAATTTGAGTTAGTGTTGTGAATCACGTCAAATAAATCCCAAAGCTTTGGATAATATGTATCAATAATTTGAATAATATAATTATCATATGTCCCTTCAATGAATTTATTCAGGATATTGTAATACACATCATAAGTCTTCGCATCAAAGTTTTTAGTCAAATACATTTTTAAAAAAGATAATCCCAAGTGCAACAAAGTCATCAGGCGCTGTTTTCTTTCAAAACTAATTTCCTCTTCCAATGATGTATGTAATTTTGGTTTCATCGTATGAGATCCTAAGAAGTATTTCATTGATGGAACTCCAGGACATGAATATGAGATCAGTTCTGACGCTGATGTTGATTCTGATCCTGATTCTGATTCTGATTCTGATTCTGATTCTGATTCTGATCCTGATTCTGATCCCCTTCTCGCTTCTAATTCATTCAACAATTGTTTTTCCAAATAACTCATATTAAATAAAAGAGCAATTGATTTGAATCCACATAAGTCATACAGTGAGAAATTATCGAACTTCATTGTTGGATTGTTCAAATATTTGAAAACAAATTCCACATTGTTCAGTGTAACATACGATTCATTCAAATAAATTGCAAGAGTATTATTCTTTTTCACACGAAATCGCATCAATAAACTTTTACTCAAAACATCAGGACAACCATAATCAAATCTGTTCTTATAAATTGTAGTAAAAATAGATTGAGGTTCATAGCATGTGGCGCTTGCCATAAATGAAGGGAAAACATGAAAGGCTCTTTTTCCAATCCTAAAAATATATTCATTGTATGCGCAATCTTTTGGAATATAATATCCGATATTGGCATTAACGGGACATCTGTTGTTGGCATTAATAGGATATCTGATGTTGGCATCAATTGGACATCTGTTGTTGACATCAATGGGACATCTGATATTGGCATCAATTGGACATCTGTTGTTGACATCAATGGGACATCTGTTGTTGACATCAATGGGACATCTGTTGTTGACATCAATAGGATATCTGATATTGGCATCAATGGGACATCTGTTGTTGACATCAATGGGACATCTGATATTGGCCTCAATGGGACATCTGTTGTTGACATCAATGGGACATCTGTTGTTGACATCAATGGGACATCTGTTGTTGACATCAATGGGACATCTGTTGTTGACATCAATGGGACATCTGATATTAGCATTAATTGGATATGTTGGATTAGTGTCTAATGGATATTTGCTGTCGAAATCAATTGGACATCTGGTATTCATATCAATGGAATATCTGATATTACCATCACTTGGACATCTGGTATTGGATTGAATTGGTGCTTCAGTTGTATAATCAATTGGGCGCATTAATTTTGTATTTTCAAAATTTGCACAATTGAAAACTTTTTTGTTTTCGCTGTTTCTCAATGATCTCCTCATACTATGAAGACAAAATTTTGATTTGCGACCTGTTTGTCTTCTCATCGGAACACCTGAATATTTCTTTTCTTCTCCGCAAGATGAGACGCGTTTTGTGTTTGTGTTTGTGTTTGGATTAGTGCTTGTGTTTGTGTTTGGATTAGTGCTTGTGTTTGTGGTTGGATTAGTGCTTGTGCTTGAGGTTGGATTAGTGTTTGTGTTTCTCAGATTCGTATTATCTCTTGATCTAATATGAGAAATACCCTCATTAAAATTTTGAGATTTGAGTGCTGATTCCCACACATTTTGAATATTTCTGAAACTGGACATGTTAAATTTATTAATCTAATTAAATTATTAAAAATATTTTTTAAATAAGTTTAATCAAATAATAAAATAATAATTTATTTTCGTGCGTTGTCATCCCCTAAGATTTTTCCTATTGTTAATATATAATGCCAGGTGGTCTTATTCAAATTGCAGTATATGGTACTCAAGATCTTTTTCTTACAGGTGAACCACAAATAACATTTTTTAAAACTGTTTATAGACGTTATACAAATTTTGCGATTGAATCCATCGCACAAACCTTTACAGGTGACATTCAGGATTTCGGATCGAGGTTAACATGTGATGTTGAAAAAAATGCTGATCTTATTCATAAGGCTTATCTTGAATTTGACATTCCAGCTGTTACTTTACAAAAAGATTCATCATTGTATCTCGAAACGCAAGCTCAGGCACAAAATGATGTTAACTTAATCGTAGAATTTTTTAACATCGTGCAGTCTTACATTCAAGTTGATACTTATGTAACAACACAGTTGAACACAATGGTAAATATTACTAATATTACAATGAACTCAATTATTCTAACAATGAACACACCATCATTTATTGGAAATTTAGTAGCTGCGCGTGATAAATTATTGGCATTTATAAATTCACCTAATTTTCTTGCGATACAAACCTTGTCACAGTTCCAAAATGATTTTATTTATCAGGTTAATCGGATTGATATTCAAATTATGTTCAATATGGTGATATCTGATGTAAATGATATAGTTGCTGGTCAGGGTCTGACCACACAACAAATCGATATATTACAAAAGAAAGCGGTGCTGAACTTAATAAATAATAGACTGTACCCTGAACTTCAGGAATTTTATAATATTATTTACGCTGATAAAATTGAAAAGGATAATACGCTCGCAAAATTTGTTAATGGTACCTACAGTGAAAATTTTTTATTTGCTTGGGTAAAACAATTAGGACATGTATTAGTTGATAATATCGAGGTAAAGATTGGAGGAGGACAAATTGACAAACAAACGGGTGATTGGTTAATTCTTTTTAATGAATTGTCTTTATTGCCAGATCAAACGCGTAATTACGATATCATGATCGGAAATGTTCCGGACATGTATACATTTGACACATTGACCAAACCCTCGATGAAATTATATGTACCTTTGCAATTTTGGTTTTGTAGACATAATGGACTGGCACTTCCCTTAATTTCAATGAGGTATCATGATTTATTAATCAATTTACAAATCAAAGAATTTGCGCAATGTGCTTATGTTGAAAATACGGTGAATCTTCCTTCGATGGATAATATACAAAACATGTACAATATTCATCTTAATTCAGCAACACTCTACTTAGATTACATTTATTTAGATCACTTTGAGCGCGTAAGATTTGCTCAAGCAACACATGAATATCTAATCGAACAAATACAATATAATGAATTTCAAATGAGTTCAACCTACACATTCAATGGAACACAACAAATTAATATTCCACAGGAAGACACACTACAGTTATATTTTGCGAATCCCTGTAAGGAATTAATTTGGTTTTGTCAGCCAAATCAATATCGATATAATGTCACAGGGAAAAATCCTTGTAGATGGTCTAATTTTGGTACTAAACCCAATGGATCAGGAGCCACCACCGAATCTTCCTACCTCCTCATCAACGGTTTTGCTCGAACACTTAATCTTGATCAAAATTATTATAATTATGTCCAACCCTGGCAATGTCATACAAGAACACCCGCTGAAGGTATTCATGTTTACTCATTTGCATTAATACCAGAAAAACATCAACCATCGTCCGCATGTAATATGAGCAGAATTGCAAGCCAGGGTCTTCATCTTAAGCTAAGTAACGCACTCATTCAACTCGCGGAATCAAATACAGATCCCACGATTCCAACTGGTGTTTATGTTGGGGTTTACACCATCAATTATAATATTTTGAGATTCTTTAATGGTTTCGCTGGATTAGCATATCAAATTAGTGCGTAAAATGAAAAAATTGATTTTTTATTTATTTTAATTAAATCATCCCCCAAAATAACATAAAATAACATAAAATTTGCAATGGAAGTTGTTGATCCCCAAATCAAAAGAAAAACCTTGTGCAAATTCAAGTGCAAGGATTTATTTTTAATCTTATTTACTATTATTATATTCATTCCATTTGGCGCATACTCAATTTATTTTTCAAGATTAATTCAATGTAATAACAAATTTGATATTCCGCAAGTTATCCTTGCTTTCGGCATCGTTTCGCTTACTTCATCTCTTTTTTATTTAACTTGTCTGGTCAGTAGGTTATCTAGTATATGTAGCACACGTACTGGAATGTATTGGGCCACTTTTTTTACTCTACTTAATACGTTATTTTGGATTTCATGGATTATAATGGCTTCATTAATTTTCTTTACTGGCGAATGTTTCCACACACTCATCTACAAAGATTTCACTTGTGTGATTGTTATTTATGTCCTGGCCTATCTTCATCTCTTCTTACCTTATTTTACAAAAGGAGGGAGGTATCTTTTTACTTGTTGTTGCACAAAACTTGCTAATTCAAATAATACGAATGATGCGAATGGTACAGTCCATAATGATAACTTCATATTTTTTTGCTTGTTTTCTGATTTTACACCTGACACTCAGGCTTACTCCAATGACGGTTGTGATTGTGATTTTAATTATGATTGTAATTATGATTGTGGTAATGATTGTGGTAATGATTGTGATTGTGATTGTGATGGGTTCGGTGCAGACGATTGTGGAGATATTTATTAAAAACAAAAATATTTATTATCATCTGACCTCAAATTAAGTCTCATAAAATATGTTTTATCGAATAATAAATCATATTTTATCATCAGCTCACGAAATTTAATACTAATTTTTGCACAATATAAGATTTATGAATAATTATTTATTTAACGTCAAATTATATAAAATGACCGGCGGTATTCTTCAATTGGTTTCAAATAATGGTCATCAAGATTATTTTTTACTTAACGAACCTCAGATAACACATTTTAAGAAAATTTATCGTAGAAACACACAATTTTCTACTGAACCAATTAATTTATATTTTAGTACTCCAGTGGAACTAGGGCAAAAAGCGAAATGCAAATTATTAAAACTTGGTGATCTCCTTCATCGACTGACTCTTGCGGTGGATCTCCCAGCATTTGAAGCACAGTTTCAGAACCTTAGATCAGAAGATATTGCAATTCTTATTAAGAATTCTATTTTATCCGATCAAGTTTTTTACAATCAGTTGTCACGATCCATTGATATCACACAAAGTACGGAAGTAAATTATATTATTCAATTAACACAAAGTAAAATAAACTGTTATTTGGAAGAAATCGATACACGTTTAGTTGTATTTGATGAAATGGAATCGCTACTTTACCCGAACGAATTACCTGTTCCCATCACAGAAACTACACCTGTGATTATTCAAGAGGAAATTGAGCAGGCTGGGAAGGTTAAAACACAAAAAAATAGGGGGAAAATGGATAAATCAAAAAATAAATCTATCCCGCTTCCTCCCACTTATCCCACACCAATTTATTCCTATGATCAAACAACACTTGAGAATGAAACACAGCAGATTTATAATTTTCATGATTTTAAGTACGAGCTATCTCAACTCTGGGTTACACAACCATTGAAGGAAAAATATTTTCTCATTAGCAATTTCCTCGAGTATTATTACGATATCCAAAATCCACTCCACGAGGATCGTGCATCATATTTGGTTGATGATAACCCCTTGTTAAATAATCAAAATCTTGCTAATATGATGCTTTACATTGAAGTATTTTATAATTTAGTCCCATCGCGTGAAATATTATTTTTGTATTTTATTGCATTCAAACAATTCGCAACTACTTCATCAGGTGTTGTGGTTAGTCTGGACAGTATGATCGAAGCACTTAATACAGGATTAGAATTGTATTTTGGCAATGTTTATAAAAATCTCCCCACTCTATTAACATTAAATGATCGATTCAATTCCTTGATCAGTGATCAAATTAAGGTGGAAAATCCTGATCCCTTGAGTTTAGATTCATATTATTTAATGCAACAGTATGCGGCTAAATTTAACAATAATCCTGGCAATATAACAGATCTCCAGGCACTTTATTATAATTATTCCCTCTCATATTACTATTTATTGAATTCATACAATACTGTTATTAAAGTAGTACAATCCCTATCTTGTTCAATACCCTTGATCGGATGCCAGGCACTTCTTAAAGGTAGTTCCAATACTGATTTTCTTTCGGTGTATTTGGCAAATGGTGCGGTGGTAGTAGGACAAACCTCATCGGACGCCATGAGTCCACAAGGTTGGCAAATGTTCCTTGATCCAAATTATCGTATGGATAACCAATTTAAAATAAATAATATCGAAACATTGACGGAATTAGATTCAAACAATATTTATTACAGCGATACGATCATCAATAATTACCTATCACTGACCACCACACAAATGAATTACAGTTATAACACTATTGAAAATAATTTTAATCAGATTCTGAATTACTTTAATCAAGTGGAAGTAAATCCAGGATCATATTTTTTCAACCGCGTTGCTTATTTAATTGTGAATGGTACCGTGCAATATGGTAACTTTCCTTATTTTGGTCAGTATGTAACACCGTTATATGGATATCAACAGAACTCGCCAACAGATTTTCCCATGCCAAATAATGTTTATTGTGTTTCCACAATGTTTTTTTCTTTTCTTAATGACCTCTTTTCACTAAATGTAGAAAATCAATTGAAATTAATTATGACTGTTCCTGGAATTATTGCTCCTGATGATGATAATTATTATGAAGATCCGCTCACCGCACACGCTTATGCTGAGGATCTGATTAGTGCATTGTTTGAAAATATGATTTTGATTGCAACTGATATCGCATATCAAGTTAATCAATTAGTGACACAAGTTGAAAATCCTCCTGATGCAATTACCGTTCCACAGTATCCATATCGTTTAGATACATATGGCGCACCAACTTACAATGTTCCGCCTTATAATGCAAAAGAAGCGACGTGGACAGGACCCCTCCCAAATAATAATTATGCTGCACCTCATAATGCAAAGGCAATTGCTGTACTAAGTGTTTATTTTCATCGCCATATTATTCCCACAATACTTGATATTTTCCAAGGGGTATTTTATTACATTGATAATGCGAATGTTCAGTTTCTCACCACTGTGCTAAATACTGCGATAAATCCACTTACACAAGATGTCACTCCCAATGATATGGCACTAATCAATGGAAAATTAAGTCTCTTTTTCAATGGATTATTGCAGCAATTGTTAAATTTTTATGACACATTTAAATTTGAACAACCGGCGGATTATACCTATAGTGATATCACGATAAATCCAGACATGCAAGTAAAATGGAATTTAATCGCGCAATCATTTTTTATTCCAAATACTGCTCCCTTCTTTTGGGGTGTTGCTGATATCTCACAAATGCAATTTTATTTTACAATGGAATTTACTCATATGAGAGAACTCACTAAATTATACGCAAATTATTTATTTGATTCAGAACAAGTGGGAACAACCGCTGGTTACACAAGTAAAAGCTTAATTGAGATGACAAATAAATATTTTGTTTTAACTGATGATGGATTTTTACCAGATATGAATGTGATTAATGCAAGTCCAAATCGTTTGAAGGATTACTGGTCCGTCATGTATCGTCATAATTTGGATCCATCCACTGGTTATTCCAATCCTCTTTACTACAACACAATGAACATCATGCGTTTTGTTAATGGTGTCCCATATACTCCACCAGCATATATCGATAGTAGATTCTATGATCATGATCTCACAACACCTGTTGCGGGTGATGTTCAATACAATGCGTATATGAGAACTTATTATAACAAAACAAATTCATCACAAGTTAATACTCAAATTATTCTACCTGATTTTACACTTCCTTCAATTGATTATTTCAGAATAAAACACATTATTTTTTATAATCCAGCAATCACTATTAGTAATCCACCAGCAGGATCGTATGAAGTGGCGATACTGACCTCAATCAATTTAACCCAGGCTCTAATTAAAAATTATCCAACAAACCCATCACAATCATTGAACAAACCAGATATTTTTAATTTAACAACAGCGCTAAATGTTGTCAATGAATATATGAGTGGTTTTGCCACATATTATCCAGCATTAGGTAATTACATATTTGTTATTAGTTCCTATGCAACTAATACGGGACCCGCACCCACCCTTAGTGAATTAAATTCTGGTCTCATCGATGGTCTATTACCAGCATGGGCAGCATACTTAGATGGATCAGGTGTTACCAATGGTGATTATATCGTTCCAACTCCTCCCTTACTTCCAATCTCATCACCCTATCTTTACTCAAATCTGGTGAACAACACACTGGAAGTACAAAATGATATCATGAACCTAACACCAACAACTGACATCATTGGGTTATTTGGTGCGATGCGTGATAATTTTATTTCACAATATTTTTACTATGTTAAGTTTCAGAACAGTATTACCAATATTGATTCACTGGGTTTTGCAAATGATCAGTATGCGTATCCGAATATGAGTGATCTAACTTATGAATTAATGAGTGAAATTAATTATAATTCAGTAGATTTATCTCCAATTAAAGATCTTTCAACCTATGTTTATTTATTCCCTGAAAATTATCCCACAATCATAGCTAATATTAATTTAATGTATCTCACTCTGGATGATTTTTCACAATATATTTTCACCACGCTCACCGAATTTGTCACTACCCCAATGTTTGTGACCGCTCCAAGAATAACCACCAAAGATATAGCGGATTTGATTTATGCAAATTTTAATTCAATGCAACAACTCACACAATATCTATTGGCAAACACCAGTCCATCATCTGACTTATTTAGTAATTTCTATCAATTGATTTCGAGTTACCAACCTTATTTATCAGATCGTGATCAAATAATGTATCAGATTGAAGTTTATTTCATAAATAATATTTTTACTGAAACAAATCCTGTGGTCACTTCATCGGATATTACTGCGATTGTAGGGATTGTTGAGCCTTATGGAATAGATCCAGTAACGTATCGCGTATATTTCACCGTAATAGCTGGTCAGTTTAATTCATCTAATCGTGCTGTACAAGGCATCCTTATTAATATACGTGTGAGAAATGACTTGGATTATTTTATTATTCATGATCTGGTGGATTCCACAGTGAGTGTGGGAACAACATGGAAATCATATATCATTACACAGGTAAACATAATGTTTGATCCGATTTATTTACCTGCCTTAAATGAAAATCTCGAGTTGATTTCCAATGAATTTTATCCTTGGATATTTGTTTTTCTTGACTATTGTGTAACAAATAGTTTGGCGGTTGCAGGAGGTGCACTTATTAATTCAAGCACTATCGCAAACCCTCTGACGCTCTTTAATCAAAAAATGTTTATTAATGATACTCAATATATCAATACTCAATATCAGAGCTTTACTTATCTATTTAATGTTCAACAATATTTTTCTGACCTAATCTGGGATTACACAATGTTGTTATGTGATCAATCTGCTAATCAATATGTGCAAGAATTATCAGGGGAATTACGTTGGGTATTGTCAATAAATGAGATACATTTAACAACACAATCAGAAATTACCGCATACTTCCAAGGTTTGGCAAATGATAATGCGCTTTATATAAATGAACAAGAGGAGGCGGCGCGTACACTTGTACAGGATGCGGCGCGTAATTTGTACTACTACACGAAATTAGTTGCGGATATCTCGAGTAAGATGAGAAGAGGGGCAGTCCATGGGTCTTATACAGATGCAGGCTCCATAACATCCCCTAACAAGATAGAAGACTGGGATGTATTACCAGGTCAACCGATTTATGTACCGATGACTGATTATACATATTATTTGATTAATAACCAAGAACGAAGCGCGATTATTGTATTTCTTAAAGAAAAAATAAACGAATCAATTATCGTATTAAGTGGTTGGACAAAAGAACTTGGGGTGGTAAATGAAAATATTTCCAATATCATGTACCGGAATTTTCAAGCAAGATGCGCGTATATTAGAAAAGTTGGATTATATTTGATCAAATCAATTATTTTGCGCGCGGGTGATCAAGCATTGGACACACACACAGGTGCTTGGATGGATATATTCCACGAATTAACGGAACAATCAGAAAAAGAATTGGGGTACAATAAAATGATTGGGAATACATTGGATCAAATCACATTCGACTATAATGTGAAGGGAGGCGTAACCTTATTCATCCCTCTTATCTTTTTCTTTTGCAGAAACCCAGGAATGGCGCTTCCGCTTATAAATCTTATGGAAACAAATATGGAACTTGAAATTGCGTTCGCACCTTTATCCGATATTGCTTATTGCGAATATGATGCGGTTTTTCTTAACCCTGGATTGATTGCAAGGACCGGAGGAACAACAGTTAGCGGTGATTCTTTTGGTAATCTAAACACGAGATTAAATGCGTATATTATTGGAGAATATGTTTATTTAGAAAAAGAAGAAAGAGACGCTTTTGTTTCACGACGCTTACAATATTTATTTGAACAAACACAGTACGATTTACCCACCACAATTAATGATACAGTAGTAAATCCTGTATACAAAGTGAGTGTTTCTCAAGTGTATGCGAAAGAAGTGGATGAAGCGGGAAGGATACAAACCGTAATTACAAATGATATGGCAAATGGTGATTATGTCACAGCAAATGACGTTAATTTGAAATATTTTTTGAAAATTCCTTATGTGGCATACCGAAATGTATATACAACAAATAAATTAGGCCAGCGTGTATTAAATTTGGTTCAGGTCAATCCCACAGTAAATAATTCACAAGATCTGACTAACACACAATTAATACATGCGAAAAGATATCGAAAACAATTAAAATTTCTCCATCCATCGGAATTTATCACAATGACCACACAGGTTGTACGACATATTGATATATCCCTTCGAAATACACAACGAGATTATTTCTGGGGAGAAAAACAGTGGGATAATTATGGATTGAATTCGTATTATGATTTATCAAAGATTGTAAACACTAAATTAGCTTATGTTAAGACATTAAGTGCACGACTTTCCGATCCAAATGACCCAACCTATGGTTTTATTACATGTATTGATGCACTTATCGCTGCATATTCCACGCAACCCGCGGTCAGACCGTCCGATCCGATTGAAGGGTGGATTTATGATAATCATGACTATTTTTTGTTTACTCTTGAGCGACTAAAAACAGAATATCCTCATATTACAAATTTTACCACTCTCAACAATACGATCAGACTAAAGGAAAATATGATTGATCTCAATCCTTATTTTAACCTCGAGGATTATGATTTGATGACGAGTATGGTGAACAATATTTATTTAAATTTAAGATTTCCCCCCCCATCTAACGCGACAATTCTTAATGCTGCAAATTCAGTTGTTCCAGGATTCGATCCAAATTCATTTTCAATTGATCAGGCACAGTTCTCTAAAATTATGATTAAGATGTTGCAACCTGAAATTCTGGCCAATGAAACAAATATTTTAGCTATCCAAGGGCAAGTTTTCACTGTTTATAAATATTATAATGAGTTGCAAATTAATTATATTATTAATCTGATTGCAGAATTCTACAGTATTGAAACCCTTGATTATGAGGTAATTAATATGATACAATCATTTTATGATATATATAGCGTCAGTACAAATCCTTCTTCCTTGATTATGAATGCGTTGTTGAGTATGCTTTACACACTTGATTTTACCTCAATTGAAGTTCTCAATAATTATAATCTGCGCAGAATTATTTATTTCGAATGGAAAAATATAATTTATCAAACTGTTCCTATTGTTTCACCTCAGGGGTTGGCTCTTGATTATACATACCCCATACCAATATTTGTCACTAACATTATCGCGAAAAAACTTAACATACAACTTAATATTATTTTGGATAAGGAGATTATTCAATTGATAGATTATGCTCCACTCATGGTGAAGAAAGATGAGATTAATCCTATGCTCAGAGGACTAATTATATTTAATGGTCAGAATAGATTTTTTGAACGTGCTGATTGGAAATATTGGAATTGTGTGCAACCCTATCAATGTGCATTAAGATCACCCGCAACCGGAATTAATTTTTATTCGTGGGCAATGAATGCATTCGTATCACAACCCAATGGTGCAGCAAATCTAACGCGAGTAAATAATTTCACAGTGGAATATGATTTCAGACCTGAGATAACAAATAACAATCCAGCATACTTGATGCATCATGTTTTCAACTCAAATATTCTGAATGTGATGGGGGGACAATGTGGGGCTCAGTGGGATACACCAAAAGCTTACAATTAAACTGAGAATAATTGAGAAAAAATTGAGAAAAAATTGAAAAAATAAATAATATATGAGATATATTTAAATAAATTAACTGTAAACACTTAATACTAAAGAAAAGAATGAAAGCAAATCTTTCCGGAATTAAAATCCTAATTGAAACGGGAAAAAAACAAGATGCATACTATGGATTAAAATCACTTATCTATCACTCAAATTACGATTCGGATGAAGTTATTTTAATGTTCTTGGAATTGCACAAAATAGTTCATAAAACTATCAACAGTGATTTCAAAAGTGTGTTTAGAGTATTTTATGATTCAGCTCAAAAAAAAAATATTGATTGCAGAAGTACAATTGAAAAGATACTTGAGTTGTATCATGATGATTGGTTTGTTCATTCTTTTTTGTTAAAACTATTAAATGTACGTGGTTCGGATTACGCTTCAAATTTATGGTCATTGGTTGCGGAGCGCACGCTGGAACTTCTTGTGGATAAAGCTGATTATTCACATCAGGGAAAATTCATTGAGGATAATTTCACCAATATTAATGGAGTGTATTACAAACGTACAATTAGACAAGCCGGATCTCAGGACACAACATTTAATCCAAAAGTTGAACTGAGCAAATTATATTTTATGTACGGTTGCAAGCTTCCAACAACTTTTATTAAATGTGGAGAGAAATTTTCTCATTATTATTATGTGCTTGAGTACATCTTGAATAAATTCTCTAATCTCTTCCTTCAGGTAAAGCAAATGGAAACAATCTATGAGTTTTTCCAAAGGCTCGGAATTGATTTATATATTAGCTGGTCTGCATCTAAATTTTTAACATTTGAATCATCGTCTGATTTTGTTATGAATCCCAATCAAACTAATCTGAATATGAAAAAAGCAACCATGGAGTCGATCGTTCTTCATTATCTCGCACACAATGATTTGGATCACAAATTTGATTTACCAATTGGAGAAAAACATATGAAAGAATTATTTGATCTTAATAATATGGAAATTAAGAATCAAATCGAACAACTAATTAAAAAGGAATCTGAATTATTGGATCCTCAGGTTCATCAATTGTGGACCAGATTTAAATCACAGGATTTCACTGGAGCTCTGAGTTTATTATCTAATTCAGTATCTCTTGATTCAAAATTTATTTCGATCTCAGATTCTCTTAAAAAAAATATCATTCGTTCTCTTCGTTTGAGTCTAATCGAAAAATTAGTGTTGGATGATTCAACCAAGGATGATTCAAATAAGACTTATAAAACTGATGATCTTTCACTGGCTCTTGTAATGAGATCCCCATTTGAGTTATACGAATTATTAACATCTAACATATTCAGTTATTTATTTAATGGACTTGGACTGAGAATGGTCATTGATATGAAAATGGGTGTGGTGAGCCTTAGTGAAATTAAAGGGGTAATTGAAGCAAAAGAATTGTCGAAGGACAGCGAACCAAGGAGAAAATATTATGAAAAACTTTTAAAATCAATTTCATTGGATCGCGGATTGCGCACATTCTTTGATTATCTTAATAGAACAAAATCTGGATTTGTCTCCGAAACAAAATCAGATGATAGTCAAAGCACAAATAATACAAAAAAAGAAGCGGGGGAATTGAAATTGAAATTAAAATTAAAATCAAAAGTAAAGACTGAGTCAAAAGTAAAATCGAACTCTAACTCAAAGAAGAACAAAAATGCAAAGAATGGTAATTCATCAAAGGAAGAGAAACTTGAGAAACAACAAACAGAATTCACACAACAAACTCCGAAGAAGGAAAAAAAGAATATGAGATCTGATTTGTCTACACTTAATAAATTCACAATTAAGGATCTGATTATTAATATTGAGGTTGATCCACATTTGTTGGCACTGGAGGGTGACACAGATGGAATGATTAATTTGATGTATTTTTCTAAGGAGCTCAGAGATAAAATTAAAAGCATTCGTGAAAAAAATCTTGAATCAAAGAAGAAGATAACTGAGCTGAACTCAAAAAAGAGAGCATATGTTGAGCAATTATATAAAACAGCAGTGGCAAAACGCAAGGCGGAAATATTAATGATTGATGACTTAAGATCAGTGTATGACGCAAAACAATTGATTTTGAGAAATTTATTTAATTATGATAATCCCAACGAACTCGAACAATCGATTTTGCATTGTTTGAAACAAAATATTTGATTGATTGATGAACATAGGTAAAAAATTTACTTATGTTCATTGAATTATTCTCATAAAAATAGTTCATATAATGAGAAGATTTAATTATTCTAATAATATATAAATGACAGCTGGATTAATTCAACTTGTTGCTATTGGTGTCCAAGATATATATTTAACTGGAGACCCCCAGGTTACTTTTTTTAAAATAGTTTATAGACGTCATACTAATTTCAGTATAGATTCCTTACCACAGTATTTTAATACGAGTACTCCTGCGAATTTTGGATCTGAGGTCACATGTAATGTTGCGCGTCAGGGAGATTTAATAAATCGGATGTATTTGTTGGTTGAGATGCCATCAGTACCAAAATTTTATTTGCCAGATGGTACACCAGATCCTATAAAAAAGTTCGCATGGGTGCGTTATCTTGGGTTTGCCTTAATTAAGGAAATTACTTTTGAAATTAATGCAAAAATTATTGACAGACAATATGGAGAGTGGATGTATTTATGGGAGGAATTATCTGGTAGACATATGGACAAGGGGAGTGCTGTAGATCGCATGACAGGTAATGTTCCATCCATGTACGATTTTTCAAATGGAAAAGATGCGTACAAATTGTATATCCCATTATATTTTTGGTTTTGTCGTAATCCAGGATTATCACTTCCGCTAATTGCATTAACTAATTCCGAATTAAAGATTAATGTTAAGTTTCGCCCTCTAAATGAATGTTATCGTATTGGTCCTACAAATTCAATTTATGTGATCGATGATGTAGTTGCGTTTAAGCCCTATGATTATATTCAACAAACAGTAAATGGTCAGACGATCTACGGAATGTTTATTAATTATGATTACTTGACTAAGAAACTTTATTATATCAAGATCCAGAATCAAAATAATCCCATGAGTTCTTTTTTGGCCCTACAAGAACCGAAAAGTTCAACTGTTGTCTTAGATAACCCCAATTACATAAATAATGTACCTTACCGAATATATGCCTCTAAAATCAATGCACTCACCATTCCATTTTATTGTACACCTGAACCAAACACAGTTGAAATGATTGAAAATACAGCTTTACCTGGCCTACTATCTTTTGTTTATGCATATTTCTTTGCAGATTTTATTTATTTGGATTCTGATGAGCGAATTAAATTTGCAAGATCAAATCATGAGTATTTAATTGAACAATTGCAATATAAACTGGAACCAAATATTAGGAGCATTGGGCAGAAAATTAATCTTGGTTTTAATCATCCGGCAAAAGAATTTATTTGGGTTGCACAATTGGATCAGTTGGTGGGTAAGAACACAATCAATGATTTATTCAACTATACTACCTCGCACTTGAGAAGGAAGGATGGATCATTTGTTGGAACTAATCTAATAGTTTCTGGTACAATGAACATGAACGGAGAAGAAAGATTTACTCCACGTGACTCCGCATATTTTAATTTAATACAACCTTATCAAAATCATTATCGGGGACCAGTTACCGGTATCAATACCTATTCGTTTGCGCTAAACCCCGAAACTCATCAACCTTCTGCCACCTTCAATATGTCAAAAGTCGATTTTCAAAGCTTACAACTGAAAATGGATAATACGATTTCGAGTATTAATACAGCACAATTAAGACTTTACATGTGGGGATATAATTTATTGAGAATTGTTTATGGACTTGGTGGTTTAGCCTTCACAACATATAACTAGAATTGACACAATATCTTGTGGATATTTATTGAGAATTGTTTATGGACTTGGTGGTTTATCCTTCACAACATATAACTAGAATTGACACAATATCTTGTGGATATTTGTTGAACAATTAGTATTATCGGGGTGTCATTCATTGGTATAAGCCTTGAGAATGATCACAGGCGAATAATTTAATGAAAATTTGACAAAATTTCATTAAAATATCTTGTCAAGATTAAGATTAAGATTTTCTTTCAATTTAATCAATACCAATTGATTGAAAAAAGCCACAAGAATTTCACAATGAAAAAAGGGAAGGATAAAATCCAAATGCTTATGGTATATGAGTAAATCATTAAATTTTCATTTACACACATGTCATCTGCAAACAACACACTGCCTCCAGCAATAAGGAAACAAAGGGGGAAAATGAAATAGATCAGTAAATAGACTACAATGATCCAAAAAACAGTAACACAGTAATCATTACATAATTCGTCACCACCTAATCCACTGACATATTTTATTTTAGGAATCTGAGGTAAGGTGAGAATGCAAATTATTATTGTCAAATAAACAAATCCGTGTGAAAATAAATAGGTGTTTAGCCCTGTGCTTCCACAACGTTTCTCTGAAGAACTTCCACAACGTTTCCCCAAGGAATCGGTATCGGTGCTTCCACAACGTTTCTCTAAAGAAACGCTTGACGCTGCAGATTGATTTTCTGAATAATATCGCGTATCTGCAGAAAGAACAATTGCGATAATTGCGAGTGTGAACATCAATATAATATATGAAAACACAATTATCTCCAAATGGCTAGTGCGAATTCCACAGATCTCGTGCTTTTTTGTCAAGGAAAAATACATTGGGTTTGAGGTGTTTATCGAAGTTGTCTGTTGTCTTTGAACTTTTGTGATTTTGATTTTGAGTTCAGTTATATGAGTATACGAGTTGAATTATACAAATAAAACATTTTTTCAATTTTTTCAATAAAATTTTTTCAATAAAATTTTTATTAAAAGAATTATTTGGGTTTCTTATGAATCTCTGCATTTACTTCCCAGTTGATCCAAATCCTCCTGCGCCTCTCGCACTTTCACTGAGTTCATTCACAATTTCCACTTTAATGGGTGCCATGTTGGGTGCACAGATTTGGACAATCCTATCCATTTGATTTAATAAATAACCACTGGGATTCACACAATATAGGGCTGCGATGATCTCCCCACGATATGATTTATCAATGATTCCAACACTATTTGCTAAAAAACAATAGGTTTTGGAAATGGAACTGCGTGCGTATAAATTATAATGTGTGGCATTTCCTTCAAAGTCCAACATTTCACACGCAATACCCATCCCAACAAAATTGGGTTTATTGGGAGGGGATGTATGTGTCAAATTAACGGATTCTGGTGCAAACAAATCGATGCCAGCATCATCTGAATAATTTGGTCTATTCAAATATCCATCCAAAATTTGTTTTGCAACCGGTGAATTCATTGCGTGATCCAAAAATTTAATTCGTAAAGTGTAATATTTTTTTGGCATCAAATCTTCTAAATTTAATTTAATCTCATTTGAAATGTTTGAGGAATTCTTCTTTGTTTGGTGAGTTTGAATGTAAGCTTTCATTGACAAATTAATTTTCTCACAAGTTCTGCAAAATGCATTAAATTCATTATAAATTCTTCCATGAGTTTCCACCACTTCATATGTATTGTACTCGGACGAATTACGAAGGATATTATTGAAGGTCTCAATCTTATTACAAGACGCGTTCATTTTAGAGAAGAGCTCATCGATTTCACTTTTGTTGCTGATCGTATAATTGAGTTTGCTGAGACTAAAGGCGTATTGATTGTATTCTTCATTAATCTTAGCAGTGATTGTTTCCATTTACCGAGTTAATCTAATTGGTTGTATAAATTGGTGTTAAATAAAGTGAATAAATAAATCAATTTTTTTAACACAGGTTTAAGTGAAAAATTACATTTAATGTATGTCATTTAATCTACATATTTTGATTATATTAGCTCATGGATGAACAAATATAATTAATTTTGAATAAGTCAATTTACATTCTAATGTAATCAGTTGAGGTGGGAACTGTGGTTTGTTGCTTGGAATCCATTTCCTTTTTGACTGCTTGAGCGACGGCATCACTCAAGAATTGGATATAGGTCATCACATTAGTTGTGCGTTTCTGGTAGGATTTGGAGAGGTTCAAGAAATTTTCATGTTTCTTGTAGATATCTGGACGTTCAGTTGTTCCAACAGAGCCAGAGTGAGAATTGATGTATCCATTAGTATGGTTATATAGTTTAAACCAGTTAATCAATTCAGTCAATAATTCTCTCATTTTCAGTTCTTGTTCTTTGAGTTTACTGACCTTGTTATCAATTTCTTGCTTTTCGGCAGGATCAATGGTCAAGTTATTGGCAGCAGCAATTTCTAAAACCTTTTGTAAATAATGCTGATAATCTTCAGCAGCACAAACACCCAAATTTTTGAAGTCAATTTCTTCATCAGCGCCTCCTCTCATGTTGCCATTAAAGAATCCAGGATACAAAGTGGATGATGGGATATAGCTGGTGTAAGCGGCGGGATTGAATGGAGCTGCGATAGTTGGAGAAGCAATGAAGCTACGAATCAAAAGATCACCATTGTAACCCAAATAATTATTTTGAACAGCTGAGCGTAAACGTCCCATGCTATCACGAATGTTTTCAACAGAGTTAATCATAGTGACATATGGATTAACATAGTCGTAGACTTTGTATGATTCGTTGTATCTGGGCTTGGTAACACGAGAGATCTTTTCGATTTCGGGATTCAAGTAGTAAACAGAGGCGTTGACATAGGTTGAGAGAATTTCAAGATAGTTCAAGAAATCATTGTTCTTCTTCATTTCATCAATAATTTGCTTGCCGGCATCTTTATTACCATCACCAAAATATAAAAGGTTGGCATCTGAATCAATTGTTTTGATCCATTCACCCACAGATTCAACCTTTTTGATGTTTACATTCTTTAGGTCAAAGTAATCTTCGGTCACTTGCTTGCGTCTGAAGTGGAATTTGTTCAAGACAACAACAGCGTGTGCTGGGCTCAAAGATTTGATTTCGTCAATGTACTTGCTGAATGAGTCAGATCTCATTTCGGTTTCTCCGAGCTTGAGAAGACGATCCTTTCCAAAGAAGTCGCGACATTCGTTAGTGAATTTACCTTCAGGATTGGCCAAACATTTTGAAATGAAATGATGACATTGAGATTTGCCTGAGTCAGTTGACAAAAGACAGACTTTTTCAGCATCTCCTTCATCATTGGTTCTTTGACCATTGACCAATCTGTAGAAGTTACCAGTCTTTCCATCACGTTGCCATTCCTTAGCCTTGAGTGCGTCAACTGCTGCGAGGAATTCATTGTTTCTCTTCCATTCGACAAGGGAAACGGGTGAAGAAGATAAGATTCCTTTGAGAGATCTTTGGTCAATTGGGAGTTTATCCTTGATTTCAAGTCCTGAGAATTCGTCAGAATCAAAATCTTTCAATTTAACATCTCCACCAGTTCTGAACTTAATTAAATCACCGGTTTCACAAATACTCAGGAAAACGCCGATCAATCCATGAGAAACTTTGTCTAAATCAAAAGGTGTTTTAGCACCATAAACAGTTCTGTATTTGTCTAGAGGGACCATTGGAATAAGATCCATCACTGCGAGGAATCTTCCGGAGAGAGGAATCATGGGCGAAGAACCATTTAGGAAGAATCTGGCTTCGAGACTTTTGTTGAAATTTAAGGTCATTCCAGCGATTCTACTAATAACAGTTGATCTACTAACAACAGATGAATCTCTTGGTAAGGCCAAAATTTCCACAGGTGCACTGGACTCAAAGAGAGTGAAATAAGTGGAGAAAGTGTTGGCTTGATCAACTGATCCCATGATGATGTTATCAAAGATGAATTCGGCTGCAGCATTTCCAATAGTGTTAGAAGGAGGAGCACCACCTTGCATACGTTGGGATCCACCATTATTTAAGGAACCTCCTGTTAAATTTCTGGGGTTGCATCCCAGTTCAATTTCAACTTCCAATCTTTTAAGTTTCTCGTAAAGGGTTTGGGGATTTTTGAGAGGACCTTCCACTAAAGCGTTCAAATCTTTTTTTGTTTTTAATGCATTTAAATTATATTTAGTGTCAACTGATGGACCAATGAGGGCGATATGGTCCTCAACTTTTTTGATCGCTTCTTGAATTTTTGCATCATCGACTTTTCCACCCATGGGTTTGAGAACGAGATTCCATTTTCCTGAGCCATCAACTTCAGTTTTTATTCCGCCGGATGATTCAATATCATACATATGTTCAAAACCATCGAATTCGTAATATGCTGGAGGGGTTATTTTTCCACCAAACCCTGTTTTTGCTTCTGTTTGATTTGTGTAACCAGGGTCGGATCTTGTAGTAAGAAGAACATCTCCCTGTTTGCTCACTAATAGAACCTTATCATCAGTGATATTCTTTGAAATAAAACCACCGCCAACTAATTTAGCTCCTCCAGTAATAATAATTTTTTCTTTGGCAATAAAGTCGTTAATTGGGTCTGTTTCAAAGATAGAAATAGCTCTATAAATTGCATCAAAATCACTATCCGAAATACCAATCGTCATATCAGTAATCTCTTTTTTCATAGCTTGTTTTAATGATGTAATTTTAAGAGAGAAAATATCCATTTTAGATGATGTAACCGCTTTTTGAATATTGATACGTTGTAAATTTGTTGGATCTGTGTTTTGTAATATTAACTGTTCAACATTAGTACCAACAAATGAGGTATCCTGACGAATTTTATTTGATTGACCATTATCAAATACATATAACGCGACAACAAAACTATTTAATTCAGTAGCCTCTACATCCAATGCAAAATCAAAATTTTTTTTTACATCTACTAGTTTTTTGTCATCTCTTTTACTGAAGATCTCTTCCATAAATTTTTCAACGGCTGTTCTGACGTCGGATTTATTAATATCAGCTTTTACGTAATTTAAAAGTGGATCTCCAGCAATAATTTCATTCAAATAACTGGGAATATTCGCATCATCAACAAGAAAAGCCGAATATTCAGCGATTCTCATCAAAGCAAATCTCATGGGGGTCACAGTTGGGGGAAGTACAGAAAGATCAAACAACCCCTCACCGATGAAATATTGAGCAAGATTTGGAACTTGAAGAATTGAACCCTTGAATCGTTCAGATTTACTTAACTCATTAACAAAATTCACATCAATTTTTGTTTTATTAGTAGATGCTAATTCTGTTTGAAGTGCTTTCAATTCAGCGGTTGTTAACCCACTTGTTGGTGGAGAGCTGGTTTTTTTGGCTTCGGCAATCGCATTATTCATATGTTTTTCTGCCTCTTTCATTTGCTTCTCTGCCTCATTCTTCATGTTTTCTGCTTGGTTTCTTGCATTTTGTGCTTCAATGGTTTTACCACTTAATGCATTTGTCCTAGCATCATTCGCCGCATCTTGTGCATTTTGTGCAGCTTTTTCTGATAGAATTGCTGCTTTATCTGCTGAAGTAGCAGCAGCAGTAGTAGCAGTAACATTGGCCGGGTCACTTACAGTGCCAATAGCATCGTTGGCTTGTTTCGCGTGTCTTCGAGCATTGGTTGCAAAAATAGCAGCTTCATCGGCGAAGTCTTCAGCTTCTTCAGCAGCCTGTTCCCCAGCTGTTTTTGACGTAGAAGATGTCTTGATCTTACTGATAGCTGCAATGAGAGCTATTTGTGCGTCAGTAATTGCTTTTTGAATATCACGCAAGGTTTTTTGATCTGCTGTACTAAGTGTGACTGATCCAGTAGATGAGGATGGCTTGGTGTTAATCGCATCAACAATTTTCTTAATATCGGCCAAAGCAGTTGTGAATCCTTTATGAGCACCATCGCTAGCACCAATGTGTGCATCTAAACCAGAAACTTTTTTTAAAATTTCACTTAATGAAGCACCCAATGTACCTGCGCTGGGAATTGCTATATTGACCGCTTTTGTCACTTCATTTTTGAGTTGGGTGACAATCTCTGAGAGATCAGTTGTGCCAAGAGTAACAGTGGCCGTGGATCTAACAAAACCCTTCAAACTCTGTTCGTATGTAGCCCAATCTACTCTTGAATTATCAAGAGGATCAGCTTCTCTTACCAACTTAGCAATTCTGACCATACCTTGAGTGAAATAGGAGTTGATATCATAATCCTTGGCACTTGGTGTCTTATATTGGGACGAATAAGTTCCGTTGTATGGCAATTTCTCCCATAAAGCGGGATTAGTAGTCTTGATATCATGTAATTGACAAATGATTGGCCAAGCATTCTCAAATGTCCCATTTGGGATGTCTGCTCCTCCTCTCATCTTAAAATTCCTTACTAATGAAGACATTGCTTTAGGATATAATTAATGGAAAGAAAAAAAATTTGAATGAAACAATTAATAAAACTATATTTTATGAAAAAAGTTTTTCACATCGAAAGCTCTCAGATCCCCAAAGGATAAAATTCTATATGGATTCTCTCATCGATAAAATCTATAGTTTTTTTATAAAAAAAGTATTGTTCTATAATATAATAAATGTTTGAAAATTTAACAGCAAATCATTGGATCATCATTATTCTCGGTATCATTGTGCTTCTTCTTATTTTGAATTATTTTTTCAGAAAAATGAATCATGGATCCAAAAAATATTACGCGGAACAACCTATGTATCGTAAACAAGCACAAGCCCAAGGACAAATGGATTATTATCAACCGATGCAAGCACGAGCACAACCTCAGGATCAGGCTCAAGCTCAACCCCAAGCTCAAGCTCAACCCCAAGCTCAAGCCCCAACCAAACCTCAAGTCGATCTCTTCCTCTTTTACTCAATGGGATGTATTCATTGCCGCAATCTTTTGAGCAGTGGTGCATGGGATCAGGTTGAACAATATTACTCGGCTAATCCTCAATTAAATGTGCAAGTTCATCGTGTGGATGCTGCAGATCCCAATAACGCACAAATGATGTCGCAATTTAATATTAGAGGTTACCCCACTATTACTTTATTAACACCAAGTGGTCCAAAAGAATACCCTGGACAACGCGATGCACAAAACATCGTAGCATTTGTCGGAGCCAATACTCAATAAGTTAATTTATTGTAAATATTTGATGAATTCATTTAATTATGATATTTATGAATTTGTTTAATTATGAACCAGTGTGAGTAAATATTTTTCACACGCTTGGTATCATCAAATTATTTAATTAAATAGTATCATCAAATTATTTAATTAAATAGTATCATCAAATTATTTAATTAAATAGTATCATCAAATTATTTAATTAAATAGTATC